GATGATTATCCACGACAAAATAAAATAAGACCAAAACCTAAACCGGAGCCACGATCAAGAATGAGAGAAAATCTTCTCAACGCCATTGCCCAGCAGGAAACAGGCGGATTACGTAATGAACATGAAAGAGACATATATGTAAGCCCAAGTGGTAATGTAGGAAGGTATGGACTTTCTTTAGAAAATTTTAGTAAAGGAATGGACTATGATCCATCTCTTGCTGCCACAGGATTTGGCGTTCCTAGATGGGTAAATATGGAGAATGAATGGAAGAGTAGGCCAGATTTACAGAGAAAATATGCTGGTGATTTTATAATGGGAATGTATGACCGTTTTACAAGAAGACCTCAAGACATGGTATATGGTAATTATGCAAATCCTCATGATGAAAGAGATAGAGCATTATATGAAGCATTAATTCGTTATGGCCATACAAAAGTAGAAGAAGATACAACTGTTCGTGAACTCGGTCATCCTAAAAACTATTATGATCTGGTGATGCAACATTATCCTGGATTTAAAAAAGGTGGTTCAGTAAAAGCTAAAAAATTCAGTGTCGACGACGCAGTGGCAATGATAAATGCAGCCCCGCAGAATTTTGCGGGAGGAGGAATCGTGAAACTATTCGCACCGAAGGTTATAGGAAAATTGACGAAGTACGCGACGCGAGCGAGGCCAACTAAAGGAGTTAAATCCACAAAACCATGGGCTGTTATGGATAAGCATGGTAATCCTATAAAAGACTTCAGAGGAAAGGCGGAAGCTAATGAATGGCTTAAAAGGAAAAAAGGAGCAACCCCAGCAGATGAATATTATGAAGAAGTATTAAATTACAAGGTAGCCAAAAAGGGACCTGAACTGGCAAAAGGAACAAAATACGGGGATCCAGATAAGCCTGGAGCGATATTCTGGGGCTCAAGGGAAAAGATCATCGGTTCGCCGCAGGAGAACATGAAGGGAGGACAGTGGCTTGACTATCTAATGGGGATGAAACCCCAGGCGATGTTCAAGGAAGCGGAAGTCAATCTTAGAATGGTGATGGCGGAAGGAAAAGATATTACAAGAAATTTTGGAAACTTGATGAAAATGCACAGGGGAAACAGATCCCACCCTGAAGTCATTGCCGCTAGTAAGCTGCTTCAAGCGCATAAATTAAAAGTTAAGCAGGCGAATGACACCCTTGCAAGATTAAGGATGGAGGAGCGTGCGACAGCAGGCGTGACGGATGAAACGAGAAGGGCAAGTCAGGAACTTCCTGCCATCAGGCATGAGGAACTGAATGATACCTCACTCGCACCGTTCCTATCGAAGTACAAGAACAAGGTAATCCCCAAGAAGGTCCTCGTGGACGCGTTTGATCGGATTGCCCCTAAGATGGATGTCAAGGTGGCAGGACGTGATGTTAAGGTAGAAATGATGGATAAGTATCTTAAAGCACTTAAGGGCATAGACCCACAGTCATACCGCGAACCGCAAGCTGGATTTTTCAGGTATTTGAAGTCGACGGAGGACCAATTGAAGCGTGGAATGCAGCCTGATGCCATTCCAAAGCACAAGGAAGAGGCGGAGTCCATATTGCAGAACGTTAACAAGATTGTAGATGACATCTACGGAGTTCCGAATGTACTGGAGGAAGGATTTCCGCAGAGGTTTCCTTTTAAGTTGAAAAATATGATTAATCAATTATCCAGTGCCTCTGGAAAGAGGGTAACTGGACTGAGAGAATATACAGGCCAACCGCAGTATGCCACTACGCAAACATTAGGTGGCGGCGAGAATCCTCGTGAATTGCTATTCAAGTACACACCTGGAGCGATGCGCAAGGGCGAGCCTGTATACAAGTATGCGCATGACTTTAGCGGAATACCGGAGGCCGAAGGAAAGAATGCCTTCGTGCACATTCGCACGTCCGATAGGACGGATGAGTACGGAAGAAGAATTATTTTCATAGAGGAAATACAGTCAGACATGCACCAGCCAATCAGGCAGTCGCAGAAATATGTCAAAGGAATGATAGAGGAAGGAAAGCCTCCAATGCCGGGTGAATTGGCGAAATCACGCTATGCACAACGCGGGGATGTTCCAGTTCCTGTGAGCGCATCGGATAAGGTAAATGAGGATCAATTTCAATTGATTGTTGCCAAGATTGATGATTTAGCTGCACAGCCTCAGACAGTGGCAACTCAAAAACGAATAGCGAAGCTTAATAGGGAAAGGAAAAAGATAAGAAAAATAATTGATGCGAGCAAGAAAAAAGCTGTAACAGAGACAAGTGGCGTACCGCAGGGTCCGTACAGCAAAACGGAGGACTACAATGAATTTGTCATCAAGTATACAACTAAAATGGCGCAGGAAGGTGGATATGACGGCGTGGCTGTTGCATCACCTGCCATAAAGAATAAGGGGCTAAGGACAACGGATGACAGCTTCGGAGGAAACCTTGTTGCATACGGACCAATAGCGACTGGCGCAATGAAAAAAGTTGCAAAGAAAAGTGGTGCAAAATTTGTAAAAACATCTATAATGGATGAGAAAGGTGTAGCGTGGGAAGTTCCAATGATCTGGCTTGACGATCAAGCGAAATTTGTTGTTTCAAAAGGACTGCCTGCATATAAGAGGGGAGGAATAGCTGTAAATGGCTAGAGAAACTAAGAATAATATAGATAAGGCGATGGAGGCACTGACAGGGGCTTTGGACATAGAGCCTACTGGCGAAGAGGTGCAATTGGAACCGGATCAAACTGTAAAGTCTAATCCGGACGTTGAACTGATGGAAAATGCGGATGGAAGCGCAGACGTTAATTTTGACCCTAATGCACCCATAGACACAGCAAACATTCCGCATGATGCGAATCTGGCGGATTATATTGAAGATAATGAGTTAGGTAGGTTATCAAATGACCTACTTGCAGGATTCGAATCGGATAAGGATTCAAGGAAGGACTGGGAAGAATCCTATGTCAAAGGCCTTGATATGATGGGATTCAAGTATGAAGACCGTACCCAACCGTTCGAAGGTGCATCCGGGGTCGTTCACCCCTTACTCGCTGAATCTGTAACGCAGTTTCAAGCCCAAGCGTATAAGGAACTTCTCCCCCCAAGCGGCCCCGTTCGTACCCAAGTTATAGGACTCTCGACACCTGAAGTGCAAGATCAGGCGAAGCGAGTGCAGCAATTCATGAATTATCAGATTACTGATGTCATGCGCGAGTACGACCCGGACATGGACCAACTGCTGTTTTACCTTCCACTTTCAGGATCAGCATTTAAGAAAGTCTATTATGACGGTCTCTTGAAGCGTGCGACTGCAAAGTTCATTACCAGTGAGGATTTGGTGATCAACTACATGGCAACGGATCTGGAAAGTGCGGATAGGGTAACGCATGTCATCAAGACAAACGGAAATGACGTAAGAAAGCAGCAACTAGGAGGATTCTACCGTGACGTGGAGCTTCCAACAGGCCAGACGGAGTCATCCGATACTGTTGATAAGGTTGATGAGCTGCACGGAGTTGAAAAGAACTATTCATCCGATGATGACGAACATGTTATACTGGAGATGCATGTCAATGCCGATGTACCTGGATTTGAGGATACATCCGGCGTAAAGCTTCCTTACATAGTTTCAATAGACCAATTTTCAAGGACTGTTCTTTCCATAAGAAGAAACTGGAAAGATAAGGATCCAAACTTTGCAAAGAATGATTATTTTGTACACTACAAGTTCCTCCCAGGACTAGGGTTTTACGGCTTTGGTCTAATACATATGTTAGGTGGGTTGTCAAGAACTGCAACAAGTGTTTTGCGGCAGTTAATTGATGCAGGTACTCTTGCCAATCTGCCAGCAGGTTTCAAGGCACGTGGAATGCGAATACGAGACCATGATGAGCCTTTACAGCCAGGAGAATTTCGTGATGTGGATGTGACAGGAGTTTCAATCAAGGAATCACTGCTCCCACTTCCATACAAGGAGCCATCACAGGTTCTATTCGCCCTCTTAGGTTTTGCTGTTGACGCAGGAAAATCATTTGCTGCAATTGCAGACATGAAGCTAGGGGAAGGAAATGAACAAAATCCTGTAGGAACTACACTCGCACTGATTGAGCGTGGAACAAAGGTCATGAGTGCAATACACAAGCGATTGCACTATGCACAAAAGATTGAGTTTAAGTTATTAGCAAAAGTATTTCAGATTTATCTTCCACCGCAATATCCTTATATGGTTGTTGGTGGAAACCAAATGATTAAGCAATCGGATTTTGATGACCGTATTGATGTTATTCCAGTATCCGATCC